CCCAGTAGATCTGCCAAGTCTCGCTTGGAAAAGCCAGCAGCGTTGGCTGCAGTGGACTGCTTCTCCCCACCGTGCATAGCGCACTGGATTCGATAGATCTCCGCTTTCAACTTGGCTTCTTCGTGCCAGGTCATATTCTCCCGTTGGATGTTCTCCATAAGTTCGATAGAACGCATTTCCAACTCGCTCAAGGACGCAGGATAACAGCGTATCAAAACCGTAGGTATGCCGGCTTTTTCTACAGCTTTCATTCTCCGTCCGCCAGCGAGTAGGGTATATGTTCCGTCTCCGTTCTCCCTTACCGCTAAGGGCTGGATGAGACCTTCTTTCTTAATCGACTCAGCGAGGATATCTATATCCCGATATTCCTCTCGAAATCGCTCCCCCACTATAATCGACGTGAAGGGGACTTCCCTCAGTATCCGTTCTTCTACAGCAGCATCAGTATTCATCTCTATCCTCCAAGTTCTTTTAGAAGTTTCGCGTAGTCCTCTTTACTGGATATTCCCTTGAGCAGTTGGTCTATACCGGCAGAGCTAGCTTTCGGTGCAGCCTTGGCCTTGGCCACAGGGGTAGGCTTCTTCGACGTTCTACGACTGCCGCGAATGTCGAGGAGAAGGGCTCTGAGCTCCTCGTCGTCCATTTCAGACAGGCTCTTCTTTATGTCTTTCAGTTCCATCTACACTTTCCTTTCTGAGCTCTTTTATAATATGCTGAGTTTTGATAGTTCTCTTTAAGACCAGGGCTATCACTATCTCCCCATGTGTGTCTATGAGATCAAGGAAGTCCTCGACGAGGATGTTCATGATAGGCTTTAGCAAGCCCCACTGAACAGTGTTCTTAAGTCGCTCGTAGAGTTCTGGGGAGAGTTCTACTGAAAGCCTGGGTACGTAGTCGGTAGGCATAGTAGGTAGGCTCCTTTCATTGGGTTTGTTCTATGGTAAATTTTGTACCATAGGATGGTGGGAGTGGCCCTCGTGTTGGCGACCACTCCCGCTGGGAGGGACTAGTTGCTGCCCACTATAAACCGCTTGACGCGATTCTGCTTTCCAAACTCCTGGCTTTCTTCTTCACCGAGAATAGCCCAACCGGTTGCACCTACCATGTCTTCCGAAGCGATAGGGCCGGATGAGGGAAGGTGGAAGCAGGACTTGAATTCCTTCAGTCTGTTCAACTTCCGAACGCGGGTCTTCTCGTCGTCGCCGTCAGTAGGCAGCATGATATAGTGGTTCAGGTTATCCGCGGTGGCTTCTCCCAAGACTTCCATATACAGGGCGATCATAGGGTCACCTTTCTTGGAATCCTTCGTCTCCGCGGAGAGAATCTTGAGTTCGTACTCCCCCTGGGGAACTGATGTGATCTCAGGTACGTCTTCTGTGCCAATGTCAAGAATGAAACTCATGTGGAACTCCTTTCTTTCTGGTTAGTGAAACTGGTTATGAGTGCTATAGCGTATGCTATAGTTGAAGCCTGTCGAGTGTAGCGTTCATGTGGTCTATCTCCCTGTCCAGGGCGTTGGCAGCATCATTAAAACTGTTTACGATAGGACTGTGGGATGCGCAGTCTCTGTCTAGTGATGCTATTGATTTCTCGTCTACTGGAGCCAGCAAAGGTTCCAGACTACAGAGCAGCCTTTTTTCCAAGTCCTGTAAACGTGCTACACAAGAGTTATAATCCTTTAGGCAGTCTTGTAGTGAAACCTTCTTCGGTAGACTTAATTTATCCGCCTTCATAAGCTCTCCGTTAAACGGCATATCTATTTCTCCTTTACATCTATCCTCGTTAATCCTCCTACCTTATACGCGACTATCTTCACCTTGTCGTTTTCATAGGTAGACTTTGTTCCTCCGTCTCGAACCTGCTTCAAGCAGCCCTCGATGTACATAAGGATATCTTCTGTCTCCAAGTTCTCCCTCCTACATAGGCTTATCTTCGATTGAATATCCAGCCTTTTTCAGAAGCTTCTTTATGTCGGATTCTTCGAGTGTCTCAAATATCCCCTCCCTTCCCAACCTAGTTCTCGCTTTGAAGATGCCGTCGCTGCGAGTGAGTAGGTTGTACGTTTCTCCTGCTGCGCTCCGCCTGACCTGCGCACAATAGAGTTCGTCGAATAGGAGGGGAACCCTCTGCTTAAGCTTGCCGACGAAGAGTGGTCCTACGAACATTCTTCCGGTTGCTTCATCTTTATCGACATCTAAGTGCGCGGTTAAGATCACGTCGCAGGGAAGTGAAACTAGATCTTTTATCGCATTCTCTATCATAACCATGGCAGGGAGGTAGTCCTGCTGATGCGGTGCCATGCCTTTCCTGCCTGCTTTTTCCAGAATGACGTTCATAGCAGCAGATGCCCATGTGGTAGCGGAGTCCAGGAAGTATGTTCCTATCATGCTGAAGTAGCCTTCTCGCTTCCTCCTATGGTATTCCTTATCCCAGAGGGCGAAAGCAGTAGGTTTCATAGGATCCTCTATCTCGAACCGAACGTCTGCCATTATCTTTCCTGTCGCACGGTAAGGGTCAGACTTGGTAGGAGTCTCCTTCCCTTCTATCTCATCCTTCAGCGTTCTCGTTCCGCCAGGGTCGAAGGAATCTATATGAACCGGTAGGCGGCAAGTCTTGGCCAGTCGTGTCTTCCCCTGTCCAAAGTCGCTGTAGACGAGCGCGTTATAGGAATCTTGCTGAGACTGTGCTTGGTAGGTCTGCTTTATAGCTTCAAACTCTTTTACGATATCTATTGGCATTTCTGATTTCCTTTCTCTCTATCGTTCAACCGTCCCTCCGTCCTTCCCCATTCTAAAGATATGCTTAGCTTTCTCTTCCTCTTCCAACGGATTCCAGTACTCGATCTTAAACCCTGTCGGAACCTCTTGGCATCGCTGCAGCGGATTCGGCCAGGCTTGGCAGAAGTCGTGGAAGGAACAGCCGAAATACTTCGTACAGTTCTCAGTGTTCATAGGGAAGGCGCGGAGAACTGTATCCCCTTCCTTCGCTGACATAAGTCTGGAGAATTCCCTGTCCATAGAGTCTATCCAATCCACTGCGTTCCAGTACCAGCTCTCCATGCCAGGAAGCGACCGGCGAGCAGGGACACGTTGGAACTGCACGTTCTTTTTGGAAAAGATAGTTCCGTTTATCTCCACTCCCCAGACACGCTCAGCAGGGAAGAGACAGTAGAGAACATGATTATAGACGCCGGTCTGCATCTTCAGCATCCACTGATCTACCCATGTTCGGGATAGTTGCGAACCAGTCTTATGCTCCCGAGACTTGATTCCGTCAGGGGTATCGAGAATAGAATCCATCTTGAAGTGCAACGTCTGGGTGTTGGTGAGAGACACGCTCCCTGCGATCTCAGTGTAGAGGGGTGTGAAGACATCTCGCTTGTACTCCTCCACATATCGTACCAAAGCGAGAAAGGCCATAGCAGGAACCTTAGGATGGTTCTCGTCATCCATGATTTCTGGGAAGAACTGACGGTAGTAAGCCGTGAACAGTTCATACGCAGTACGGATAGCGGAGTCGCTATAGCCAGCGATGATAAGGTGCTCCATGGCCAGGTGCCATGCTGAACCGAACTCCAAGTGGATGTTAGGGAACTCAGATCTCCAGCCTAGGACGTATTCGTAGAAGAACTGTCTTGGGCAGCTCATGTAGGACTGAATCTTCGTCGCATCGTGGATAGCCCAACTAGGATGGGTCTGAATCATTCTGGCCTCCTTCCTTCTTCGGAACTATCTTATCCATAAGTCTAACAATCACCTGCATACTGCCCTTCTCTATCGTGACCTTGTCTACCAACGCCAGGTACATTCCGTCAGGAACAGGACTGTTCCCTTCCAACACGCTTAGCATCACCTTCTGCTTCTTGACTCGTTTCATAGTAGCCCTCCTTTCTGTCTTATTTTGTTCACGTTACCATGTTTTGGGATAGTTGTCAAGCTCTATCATTTTTGTCTACCTGGCTAGTGGCAACTGTAGAGGAAGTAGGAAACTGTAAATGCTACTCCAGATATCATATCGGCTCCTTTCCCTCGTCCTGCCTCTCCATCTTTGCAATCATTTGCTCCATCTTCTCGCTAATTCCCTTTAAGCAATCTTCGCAAATAACGAGTGACGGAGGTTTCGGCGGCTTGTCGCAGCCATTGGCACATCGCTTTAGCGGCAATCGTTTCATCTCCCTATTACTCCCTCCTTCTGCGCCTGTCGGACGAGCCAGCAGACGGCGCGGGGTAGGTCGGTAATAGATTCGCATTCACAAGCCTTTGTGTGGTTCCAGTGGATTATTAGCACACAGGTTATGTAGTCTTTAGTAGTTCCATAACCGATATGCGTTTCTATCTCTATCTGCATCTTCTTTTGCATAATAGTCTTAATAATGTCCATCATGTCTTGCGGGGTCGAGAATGAGCGTGATTTCCAGTCTGGATAATGAGTTCCACACACAGGGCATAATTCGCCTGTTCTGCCTTTATCTTCTTCGTGCCAGCACTCTCCTAACAGTTCCGTCAACGCTT